AGACAGCCCGATCATCTGCGTGTGCCTCGTTTCGACCGTGAATCCCCTCGTACGGTGGTTCCCGCCCAAGAGTCTCGTGAAGGTTTCAGGGAGTAGGAGGTAACGATGGGCAAAGGATTTCTCACCAAGCTTCTGGACGCGGTCGCTCCCGACGACGGAACGGGAGACCCCGGTGAAGTCAACACGCCCGGCCCCCCCGCTTCGGACCCGCTCGCAGGGTTCGACTTGGGAACGTCGGCTCCCGTCACGCCGGCTGCCCCTGTGGCTCCTGCTCGGACCAGCCGGGATGCAGCCGCGTGACGTCGAGATGTCCGGTGGCGGAAGCGACGACATGCTGGCCGCCGTCGATCAGCAGCGCCTTGACGCCGGACGGGAACGAGCATTTCAGCTACCCTTCCTTGCAATCATTTCGTTCTCCTGTTCCTCACCCCGGAAGCACCGCTCACACAGTACCTGGGATGCGTGTTCCTGACAGCCGTACATTACCACTACCCGGATGGCAGGTTCTTCCCATGCGATGTGCCGCCTGCACCGATGGCACTCTCGGTACGTGCTGGCCTGGGCTTTTATCGTCATCCCTGCTCATCTAGCCAAGCTAGGAACATGAGCGCCTCCTATGCTCAAAGCCGCAAGCCGCGCAGACGCATATCTCAGGGGCCTCCAGGACAGGCCGCAGACTGCGGCTCAGTTGATCGGCTGTCCAGCGCCGCTCCTGAGCCTGTAAGGCTGATTAGCTTGCCGCCCGATACGCGATAAAGGCCGCCCCTTCTTTCGTTGTAAACTCCACCCCTGTCTTTCCCTGATCCAGTGGCAAAAGATTTCAGGCCAGGATAGCAAAGCATGTACCCGTTGGCCTCGAGTATTTCCTTTTTGACCGAATACATGTTGATCGGCAGCGCGTCGCGGTAGTCGGTGTTTGGATCTACCTTGTCGCCTTTGATCAGGTTGACTTTCATATCTCGGCACTGTTCAGTTTAAAGTTGACGATTCTGGTGGCCACACGGGCCGCCGAAGAAGTGACAACAATTTTCACCTGCAGAAGGGCATCCGATGTCTCTCCGTCCGTGCCGTCTGCCTTGATCTGATAAATTACCTGCGTGTCAGTGTTGGAGTCGGAGACAACCGTCAGGCCGTCATTGGCCGTGATGGTATAAGAGCTGATCGTTTCCCCGAGAACAAGCCAGGCGGTAAAATCTTCTGCGAAATTGTCAATGTCGCCGATAAACATCTCATTGGTTGCGCATCCAAGCGGGGCTTCTGAAACGTGGCCATAGAAGTTTTCAATACCGCCGAATCTGTTTTTCGATCCAACCGGCTGCCGCGCCGGGTAAAGCGTGCGCTTCATTGGCGCCGTTCTGGCGGACAGAAAAGAAAAGGCCGCTTGTGACCTGGTGACAAGTGAGGCGGTGGGCTGCTTCCCGAAGTTGTCCAGCAGCCGGACGGCCAAGCATACCTGGTACCCGTGCCAGAATTTGCGCTGCATGTTGTGCGGCGTGTTCAGGTCTGGGGTTTCCTCGAAGGCATACCCGGTGCAGATGTTGTTCGCCTCGAACTCTGCCGCCATATCTTCGAGCTTGGCAAGGGCAAGGTCAAGGTCTTCTGGGGAAGGAATAACGGTCAACCCGGAAATGCGCAGCTCTGAAAATGCGCCGTTGATGATATCAACTTTCGTTGTCACCGGCCATCTCCTTCAGAAGGTTCTCGGTTTTTTTTGTCCACCACTGCTTGATCCCGGCCTCTTTCGCCCGCAGGCGTATTTCGTCTTCAGTTTCCATGTCTTCATGGCCGTGATCCGCCAGCGGATTGGGCGCTGAAAATGTGAACTCTGCCGGATTTTCATGTCCGGCAGCTGAAAGCGGGGGGGTAGAAAAAGGGAACTCAACCGGCGGGGCCGCGGGAATCCTTCCGGCGTTGATCGCTTCGTCCTTGGTGAGGAAATAATTGCCGGATGCGATACTGTGCTCGAATCCGAATTCATTCATTTTCACCGGCGCCCCGGTGCCTTTCTTGAAAAGGATAATTGCCATCTCGGAACCTCATAAATGGCCCGACCTCCTTCTATTGGCAGAGACCGGGCCATAATTAATATGCAGAAAATTTGTTATGCAGCCACTGAAACGCCAGTAGTTGCAAATGTCGGAACGGCCCCGTCAACATAAATACCTACCGCGGCCTGCGCCATGACGGTGTGGTCAACAGATGTGCAGTTTTTCAAGATAACAACTCCCTCAGTCTGTGCGGCTCCGAACCCTACCGCGTGCGCCGGAGTAGCGGCGGAAAGAATGTTATTGATGAACGTGCAATCTTTCATCAGCAGCATTCGCTCGACATCCGTGGCGTTTGCTCCGTACACATTGACAAATTCCGTGCCGCCTGCCTTGCTCAAAAATAGGCAATTCTCGAAATACGAATCTCTGCATTTCTTGCCGGCCAGAGTGGCGGTAACTTTTACGTTAGGCCTGATCTTATTGTCAGCAACAATGTTGGCCGTCGAACCGAAAGAACAATCATAAAACATTGCGCTGTCGCCATTGTGCAGTAAATCTGCCGCTGCAGTTTCATCGAGATCTGTTTCTTTATAAAATTCGCAGTTGAAAAACCTGGTGAACTCCCCACCCTCGGCGAAGGCGTAAAGCCCCTCGTTGACCGTGTTGGAGTTCATGAATTTGATACCCATAAAGGTATTACGGACACCGGTATTCTGGACCGTGGCGATGTTGGTTGCCCCGGTGGAGAGGGCGCAGGAGATTTTTACCCCCTGTCCGTAATGGCCTAACATGCCATTGATTCCTATGGTATGCAGGCGGTTCTTGGTAATGGAGACCATGGCCGCCTCGACAACTGTCGAATCACCGTCAATCAGAATTATATCGTTGTTGTTGTCGGTGGCGGACGATATTGCCTTTCCATAGGTCTTGAATGCGTCTCTCCATGACTGCCCGCCGTTGGAGTCGTTGCCGTTTCGGTAATCGACATACCAAATATCTCCAGGACCGGTTAAATTAAGAGCGGCTTGGATCTGGCTCCGGGAAGTCTGAAGCCCGGTATGGTAAAAATCTCTGGTCTTTCTCATTGTTTTCTCCTTTGTTCAGCAAGGAGGGTTTCCCCTCCAGCAAGGTAGATGTTTATCAGGTGGTTACGGGCGGAGAAGTCAAGCCCTTGTAGGCCAGCAAAATCCACCCGATGGTATCGTCAACGTAAAGCAGGACGGCTTGGTCGCCGGCGTCAGCAAAGACAATGGTCGTAAAGCCTGTTTTTGTGGTCGGGGTCAGGGTGCCATCGCCGCCGCCGTCCGTGGTAAGGTGAATAACAAGCATCTGGCCGGGTGTGCCGTTCGCCAGGGTAAGCGCCTCGGCGTCGCCCCCGGTTGTTTTGGCCACATAAGCATGCGTTACCGGGATGGCCAGCACGTCAGCGGCGACGGTGGTTGCCAGATCTTCCGTGGTGTCTGAATCGTTCTGGCGATAGATCTCACCGAGTCTCAAAATTCTGGACATTTTCAATCTCCTTTTAAACGAAAGGGGCCGAAGCCCCCTTCGTTATCAGTTATCTATCAGTAGGTAACGGCACAACCGCAGTTCTGCGGCTGGGCAATGGTAATTCCAAACCAGGTAAACAACCGGAACCGAAATGTCATTGTGGCAATATTGCCATCATAGAGCATGTACACTTTGAGGCCGTTGCTCATGGTGTCGGTCATTACCTTTGACCCTGCAAACTGACTGAACAGTTCAGCCGGAATGGTGCCGCCAATGACCTCGATTGCCATCTTGTCGAAGAACACATTGACCTTGTTCGTGGTGTCGGTGTTCAGGCGGGTGATGGTGGCCGCGTTCAGAATTGTGGTGTCAACGTTGGCATA